ACAATTCGTTATTCATCAGAACCACCTCTTGAGAATTTAATTGCTTTTTGCATCAAGCGGTCAAGAGCCTCGATGTCCTCGTCACTCAATTCAAGCATAAATTTAAAAAGATTTTTTCGTGCATCATCCTCACCTGCCATGATGCGGTCGATACGTTCGATGAAATCATCGTCGCTGTCGATGAACATTTCTCCCTCACCAGTAGTCAACCACATATAATCAACACTGAACTCACGACAGATAGATTTTGTCATATGTTCAGAGAAAGACCTGCGACCGTTTTCTAAATCAGATACAGTCGACTTTCCAACGCCTATACGCTGACCGAATTTTTCAAGGGTAAGGGATAAAGTCTTTCTTAATTCTTTGACACGTTCGCCTTGCGTCATACTGAATCACCTCCTCTATTTTCTAAAGCATAACACCCAACGAAACAAAAATCAATAAAAAAGTTCGCAAAAAGGAAAAAACGTATTGACAAAGTTCTGAAATAGGAATATGATGTACGCAAAGAGAACAATAAGGAGGCGAAACAGAATGACGAAACACATTAAAGTGAACAGCATATCAACAGCGTGGGAAGTCGCAGCAAGCATTTTCCCGACGGACTACCAAAAAGACGAGGAAAGCAGCAAAAGAGCAGGTTATCCGATTTACAAGACGACCTCAACAGACGAGAGTTTTTCCGGATTCCACATTTCAGACCTCAACACTCGATTAGAGGTAAGCATGGGAGCAGAAACGGCGATGATTTGGGTCGAGGAAAATGAGGAGGAGACCTTTGAAATTGTAGTAAAAGGATTGACCGAGGAGGAAAAAGAAAGCCTCAAGGAAGTGGTTGACAAGGAAATCCGCAGAATCAAATACCGGAGACATAAGGCAGAAACCTCAAATCCCCGGTACGTGATAGACCTAAATTTATAACAGATTAGAACTCATGTGAACAGCAGTTGCAATTTGCTCATTGAGTTCGGATTCATTTTCGGGTGCGTAGATATTTTCAAACTCTATGCACTCCGAAGAATCAAAAGCACAAAGAGAGAGTTCTGCGGGAACAGGCTCTCCACCGTCGGAATCGTCAAGAGGCTCAAGAATGGAAAGTTGCACATATTGTTTTCCAGTGCGACGAGCATCTTGAACGAGGGAACGGAGTTCCGAAATGCTAACAATGATTGAATCTCTCATGAAATCACCTCCTTGCAATGATTATACAATGCAGGGCGGGAAAATAAAAGCCGAAACGGGGCAGCAGTCGCCCCGTCAGTGTCCGGACGGCAACCGACACTCTGACGATGGCAAGCCGAAAGGCATCGGGCAGCGATACCGTGGGAAACATGGCAGCGGTCGCACCTGCTACAAAGTGCGTGGATGGTCAACAGGTTTTTCTTGATTTTTTAAGGTGAAAAATCAAAACACGGTGTACATTGCCGGAAAAGAGGTGGACGGGATGAAAAGACCGAGAGAACCACCAACAGGAGGAAACAAGATGAATATAGGACGAATATTGCCGACAGAGGCAGCAGCAATCCTCAATGTGTCACCGCAATTCGTGAGGGTAGCAATGCAACAGGGAAAACTCCCGATTGGAACGGCGGTGCAGATGTCCTCAATTTGGACGTATCACATTTCGGAAAAACTGCTTGCAGATTATTCCGGAAAGAACATAGAAAAAGAGATTGAGCGAATCCGAGGAGGTGTTGAAAAATGACGAGAAACGAGAAAAAGGCAGTGATTGAGAGCATGGCAGAAAAATTCATGAATATCGACGACCTTGAGGGAAAGTCAATGACCATTATGGTGATGTCTGCGTATGCCGAGGGTAAGGCAGCAGGAAAAGCAGAGGAGCGTCGCAGATGGGAACAGAAAGAGGCGGTTGCAGCCGTTTAATGAAAACGCCCCGTCATAACGGCGGGGCAGTACATAGCAGGAGCATGAGAGCAAAGAAAAAGGACAACCATTGCAGTGGTCGTCCTTGTGATAAGAGCAGAGGAGGAAGATGCGACAAGAAAAGAGAACTTGCAGTTGCGACCGTATAAAAGACAACAGCAAAGGAGTGAGAAAATGAGATTTTATCATGCAGCACCAAAAGAAACAATGATGAAGATATACGCCGAGGGCGTTCTCAAAAAGTCGTGGGATGGCGTTGTCTATATGTGCAAAGACCCGATTGACGCTTGCAAGTTTCTTGTGATTAGAGGAATGAGACAAATGAGCGTCATTGAGTTGGAACTTGACGAAAAGGAGGTTGAGGAATCACACGACCATTCAGAGACATTTTTCAAATGCAAGGCATACATAAAACACGGAGACATTGTTCTCTCCGGAGACGAGAGAATATTCGACTATGATTTTGAGTAAAGAAAAAGGACATCCGTTGCGAGCAGATGTCCGGTGCAAGTCGTGTCAGACTTGAAATTCACTAGAAATATTATAGCAAATCTGACACAAAAAAGCAACTTGAAAAGAGACCGAAAAGGTCTATAAAATCAAGGGTTTTCGGAACTTTTATCGTCCTTGTAATAGATAATAACAAGTCTACGAAAACATAACAGGAGGATTGTGTCAGATGGCAAGAAAAAGAGGGATGCAATATATCCCGTATGATTATGAGGCAGCATATAACAAAGCGATGGAGGACATGCATGAGTGGTTCATTGAGAACCTGTTCCAACATCGAAAGAAAGTTATATATGCACTGAAAGAGATAACAGCAGGAGACCAGTTTGAAATTGAGATATATCCGCAGTTCCGGAGCATGGATGAAGTACCTCCGGAGGGGAGGACAATCAAGAAAGACAACAACAAGGCTCAAAAGAATCTGAATGATAAAAATGCACGGAAATATGTTGAGAGGCTAATCAATGAGAATTTCAGTGACCGTGATATTTGGATGACATTGACCTATGATGACGAGCATCTCCCGCCGGACGGGGATGTGGATGCAGCAATCAAGAATGTGCAAAAGTACATCCGACGCATCAACTATCAGAGGAAAAAGAGAGGTCTCCCGAATGCGAAATATGTCTATGTGACCGCATACAATCCGGATGCGGAAATCAGATGGCATCATCATATTGTCATGGATGGAGCGTTAGACATGGAGACGGTTGAATCCTGTTGGAAACAGTCAAGCAGGAATGAGGTTCGCCGATTGCAGACGGACGAAAACGGTCTGTCCGGTATGGCGAATTATATCGTCGAGGAAAAGAACCGTGTTCCGTCGGAAAAGAGATGGAACAGTTCACAGGGATTGAGAGACCCACGAATCAAGGTCGTTCATTCCAAACGTCCGGCAGCAGGAGGCAGTTATAAAAAAATAGGCTCATTCGTTGACAAGATGGTCAAGGATAGGGATTCCATTCCGGAGATATTGAAAAAGTGGTATCCGGACATGGATTTCACGAATGCAGCAGTGTACTACAACGATTTTAATTGCATGTTTTATATACATGCACGAATGCGGAAAAGGAGGTCGACAGGTGAAAAGACGAATAAGACGGATAAGACGGGCATTGAAAAGAGCAGGTTTATATAATGCATTTCACATCACATTGATTGCGGTATTACTGATAGGATTTTGCGTGATATTGTTCAATGTCAAAGAACCGGAGCAGCAGGAGGAAAAACCGGAGACGACGCAAGCGGAAGTGATACAGAATCCGGAAACAATGACACAGACGGCAGAGAGCATCGAGGACAAATACAAGGTGTTTGATACCATGTCCGAGGACTGGGGGAGTGATGACCTTGAGGGATTCGTGTTCTACGACCTGCCGGAGAAGTATGCAGACAAAGGCTATTTTCCGGAGAAAATGCAGATATACACAAGATGTCTATGCAAGCAAAACGATGTTCCGTATGCCCTTGTATTGGCAATCATAGAGTATGAATCCGGATATGAGTTCGACAAGACCGGAGACAACGGGAACTCAAAGGGATATATGCAGATATATGAGAAATGGCACACCGACCGGATGCAGAAATTGAACTGCATCGACCTCATGAACCCATATCAGAATGTGAAAGTCGGGATTGATTTCCTCTCGTATCTCCTCAAGAAATACGGAACGGTGCAGGATGCACTTGCAGCGTACAACTACGGTGAAAGAGGTGCAAGGGAACATTTGTGGAACAACGGCGTGTATGTCTATTCATACAACACGGCAATCATGCAGAGAATGAAAGAGATTGAGGAGGTGGTCGGGAAATGAGGTTTGACTGGAAACCGGAATCGAAAGAGAGGCATTTCCGAAAAGCGGAGGCAGCAGTCAAGGCAG